GTGTAATAACATTCAGATGGCAAAGAAGATTTCTTTGAACTCTGCTTATGGTGCTGTTGGCAATGAGTATTTCAGATACTTTAAACTTGCAAATGCTGAGGCAGTTACACTATCAGGGCAGGTATCAATTCGTTGGATTGAGAACAAACTCAATCAATACATGAACAAGATTCTAAAAACAAAAGAGGTTGATTATGTTATTGCTGTGGATACTGATTCTGTGTATCTCAACATGGGTCCTTTGGTTGAAACTGTATTCAAGGGAAGAGAGAAAACTACTGAAAGCATTGTCTCGTTCCTTGATAAGGTCGCTCAGGTGGAACTTGAAAAGTATATTGAAGGTTGCTACCAAGAATTGGCGAACTATGTGAATGCATATGCCCAGAAGATGCAGATGAAACGAGAAAATATTGCTGATCGTGGAATCTGGACTGCCAAGAAAAGATACATTTTGAATGTTTGGGACAGTGAAGGAGTTAGATATGAAACCCCTAAACTCAAAATGATGGGTATTGAAGCAGTCAAGTCTTCTACTCCTGCACCGTGTAGGATAAAGATTAAAGAAGCACTCAATATAATCATGAATAAAACAGAAGATGATTTGATTTCATTTGTAGAAACTTTTAAGAAAGAGTTTTACAATCTTCCACCAGAAGAAATTTCTTTTCCAAGGTCAGTTAATGAGTTGACAAAATATAAATCAGTGGCAACCATTTACCAGTCAGGCACTCCTATTCACACAAGAGGAGCTTTGCTGTATAATCACTATATCAAGGATAAATCTCTGGACTCAAAGTATCCATTAATCAATAATGGGGAGAAGATTAAGTTCTGCTATCTTAAAAAAGCAAATCCAATCAGGGAGAATGTAATTTCATTCATTCAACAATTTCCTAAAGAACTTGGACTTGGTAAATACGTAGACTATGAACTTCAATTTGACAAAAGTTTTATTGAACCACTCAAAAACATTTTGAACTGTATTGATTGGAGAGTAGAAAAAACTAATACTTTGGAGTCTTTGTTTGTATGAATTTATTAATTAAGTTTTGGCAGAAAGCACAACTAAAAATTAGAGGATATATTGTTATAGATAATTTTTTTTCTGAAGATATTACCTCTTATCTTAGAACTTTAGCTTTAAGTGAAAAGGATGTAAATCACTATTTTTCTGATGGATATAAGGCAGCAGATTACTATCCAGATTCTAAAAATATGCCTTCTAAATTTATAGATTTTATTAAAAATAAAGTGGCAGTTTTAAAAAATAAAAAATACCAAAGGTCTTGGAGTTTTTTATACAACAGTATTTGCAGAGGAGTAAATGTTCATGCAGATCCATCAACATACAATGTTAATGTCTGGGTGACACCAGATCATTGTGTTGGAAATAAAAATAAAAATGGTATCCTTTTATTTAAAAAAATGGCTACATCATCCATGAGTTGGGAACAATACAATAGGGATGGTGATTTTATAGATGAGTATATAAAAGGATCAAAGTATGATAGAATCAAATACAAGTTTAATAGAGCAGTTATTTTTCCAGGAAAAATGTTTCATACAACAGATTCAGTTCACATGAAACCTGGACATAATAATAAAAGGATAAATTACACATTTTTATTTGATTAAAACATGGACTTCTTAAAAGACATTGTAAAAGAAATTGGTGGAGAATACACGCAACTGGCAGCAGACATTGATGAATCTGAAACTTATGTGGACACAGGTTCATACATTTTTAATGCACTGGTTTCAGGTAGCATATTTGGTGGTGTATCTGGGAATAAGATTACTGCTATTGCTGGGGAGTCTTCTACTGGAAAGACTTTCTTCAGTCTCGCTGTGGTTAAGAACTTCCTTGATAATAATCCTGATGGTTATTGTCTTTACTTTGATACTGAAGCTGCTGTAACTAAAACTATTCTTCAAAGTAGAGGACTTGATATCAATAGGATTGTTGTTATTAATGTGGTCACTATTGAAGAGTTTAGAAGTAAGGCACTTAAAGCAGTAGATTTGTATCTGAAAAGGAAAGAGGGTGAACGTAAACCTTGTTTATTTGTTCTTGATTCTCTTGGAATGCTTTCTACTGAGAAAGAAATTGAAGATGCACTGAATGAAAAGCAAGTTCGTGACATGACCAAATCACAACTTGTCAAAGGTGCATTTAGAATGCTAACTCTGAAACTTGGTCAGGCAAACATTGCTATGATTGTTACCAACCACACCTATGATGTTGTAGGTTCTTATGTTCCTATGAAGGAAATGAGTGGAGGTTCTGGTCTTAAGTATGCAGCATCTACAATCATCTATCTTTCCAAAAAGAAAGAAAAAGATGGCACAGAAGTCGTAGGTAACATCATTAAATGTAAGACACACAAATCAAGATTAAGTAAAGAAAATAAAGAAGTAGAGGTTCGTTTGTTCTATGATGATAGAGGTCTAGATAAGTATTATGGTCTTCTTGACCTTGCAGAAAAATATGAAATCTTCAAGAAGACTGGAACAAGATATGCAGTTCCAGATGGCACAACACAGTTTGGTAAAACAATTATGGATAATCCAGAAAAGTATTTTACTCCAGATGTAATGCAGGCACTTGATGAAGCATCAAAACAAGAATTTAGTTATGGAGTTTGATGGAGAAGATTGAAACCACAATTTTAAAGAATCTTCTGTTCAATGAAGATTATTGTAGAAAGGTATTACCTTTTATTAGTCCAGAATACTTTGAAAATTTCCATGAGAAGGTAATCTTTGAAGAGATTGCCAAGTTTGTCATTAATTATGGCAAAATGCCAACGAAGGAAATTATTGGCATTGAAGTGGAAAACAGATCAGACATTAGTGAGGACACATACAAGACTGTTTGTGATACTGTATCTGCTTTTGATACTGAACCAGCAGAGGTTAATTGGGTTACAGACACTACTGAAAAGTGGTGTAGAGATCGTGCCATCTACTTAGCACTGATGGAATCTATTAAGGTTGCTGATGGTCAAGACGAAAAGAAGTCCAGGGATTCTATTCCATCTATTCTTGAAAAGGCACTTGCTGTAAGTTTTGACAATCATATTGGACATGACTACCTAAGTGACTATGAAGAAAGATATGCTTCCTACCATCGCAAGGAGGATAAGATCCCATTTGATTTGGAATATTTCAATAAAATCACAAAAGGTGGCATCCCTAATAAAACTCTCAATATCGCTTTGGCTGGGACAGGTGTTGGGAAATCGTTATTCATGTGTCATGTGGCTAGTTCCGTCTTACTGCAAGGCAGGTCCGTTCTCTATATCACACTTGAAATGGCGGAGGAACGAATTGCTGAGAGAATTGATGCGAATCTTTTGAATATTAATATTAAAGATATCATAGATCTTCCTAAGCAAATGTTTGATACCAAGGTAAATAATATTGCTAAGAAGACACAGGGAACTCTGATCATCAAAGAGTATCCAACTGCCTCAGCACATGTAGGTCATTTCAAAGCACTTCTAAATGAACTTGCTCTTAAAAAGTCATTCAGACCTGATATTATTTTCATTGATTACCTTAACATTTGTGCTTCCAGCAGGTATAAGTCAAACTTCTCTGTTAACTCTTATTCGTATGTTAAGGCAATTGCAGAAGAGTTACGTGGATTGGCAGTGGAATTCAATGTTCCCATTGTCTCTGCTACCCAAACAACTAGGAGTGGTTATGGGAACTCTGATGTTGAACTTACTGATACTAGTGAGTCCTTTGGTCTCCCTGCTACTGCTGATCTTATGTTTGCCCTTATTAGCACAGAAGAGTTGGAACAGTTGGGGCAAATTATGGTAAAACAATTGAAGAATAGATACAATGATCCCACTATCAACAAGAGATTTATTGTTGGTATTGATAGGGCAAAGATGCGACTCTATGACTGTGAGCAAAAGGCACAGGATGATATTCTTGACTCTGGGCAGGAAGAGGAGTATAATAACAAGGAAGAAACTAAAAAGGACAAATTCGCTGGATTTAAATTCTCATGATTGAAAAAGTTGATTTTAACAAGTATCAAAACTTTGTAGATGCTGTTACCTCAGATGCATCAAAGGACTTTGTAGCATTC